CTATCTTCTGAAAAAAACAATCTTATGATTATTTGTTTCAAATTTAATAAATAGTTTCAAGAACCTGGAAGGCTTATTCCCAATGTATAGCTTTGGCTGAACTATCGCACTTAAGTTGTGGGATATATGAATATCGGGATGATCTGCAACAATGTATGGAAATGACTTATTAATAGAGAACTTTCCGCTTCCTGCCCTCATACTTTTTATGAGGAGGCTGATATCTATACTAAAGCCAGTTTCTCCCATTGATACATCATTAAGAAGTAATGAATCAGGCGGTTGGATCAATAACTCATCAGGAGTAGCATGTATAACAATGTTAACTGTTCTTTGCCTTAGAAACCAAATTAGAATTCTCCACCATATGCTACCTCTCCTAACAATCTCGATCGATAAATTAACAGTTCTAAGTGTTTGGTGAGTTTTCATAGCATCGTTTTCTAGTAGAATTGGGGTCACATCAACTCCACCACCTAATCTACTTTCTTGTTTCAAAGTTATAACCAGAGGTCGAAATAACCATGAAAAAAAAGGAATCACCATGTAGACAAAGTAACTCACTAACAGAATTATCGTATCTCTTACTTTATTTTCAAACCATGGTTGTCCTGTTGACCCATGAAAGAAAACTAGAATGAGAGCAAATTGAAACGTTTGGGTAAGTATCATTTTCAAATATTGGTTCAATATCCAAACGTCCTTTCAGTTGGGAACTTCTTGAAACCAATAACCATTGCTAATGGAGTCTCCAGAGTCAAAGAAGGTATCTCATCCCAGTCTCCAATTATTTCTGCTACGGCATATTTGGTAACTCGATATTGACGACCTCTGAAATTAAAAGTAACGGCACTGATGTCAACGTTCTCTGACCGAATAATTTCAGCTATTTCGTAAATATGTGAAGTAGATCGGCCCCTTAGAGCATCCTTAAATTCTTCTTCTAACTCGTAATCAATATCATCAAATTCAACTTTTAGAATTTGTATATTTAATTTTTCAGATTTAGAAATTAGATTGTACAGATTGTTTTGTTGAAGCTCGAAGGGACGAAGTTTTAGATTAAATCTCTTTGAATCCCGGGGATTGGTTAAACCAGCAATGTGGTAAGATTCCAAAACAAAAAAGCTTTCACCATCTACGGTACCGAATTGTTCTCCGACCGTATAGTAATAGTATATGACATGCTTTTCCATTGATCATCCCCCCCCTTCATCTAATTATAGTTTACACAAAACACCCTGAGAATGATACAAAATTCATAAAAAAAGGACCTCACCAGCGTTATGCCAGTGAGGTCCTTTTTACCGATGCTTTGGGATTTGTCCTTATTCTACTCCAATTATCCTTCTGATTCAATCTGTTTCAGGCGTTCGTCCAGGTCGGTCACGTTACCGTTAACCCCTGCAATCAAGGCTAGGAAATTTTTCCTTAGCCGATTAATCACGATTGCGGATTCCTCGCGTGTGATCTGCGCTTCAGGATGCGTCCCGTCAAAATACCCGTTGGCCGTTACCTCGGCCCACGCTGTGGCTGCCCACTTGCTGGGTACGTTAATATCTCTTTCTTGGCTCACTGGTTTGTCCTCCTTTTTATCCTCCGTTGAATCCGACGGTGTGTTAAAAAGATCAAGCTCGGCCTGTCTGCGCCGTGTCAGACCAGCTAGCACCTTACCCCCGGCCTTGTCGTATTTGGTGATACTGGCAGCAATCTGTGCGACTGTGCGACCTTTACAGAGCGCCTTGAGATTGCCTGCACCGCAGTTGTAGCAAAAACTTGTAAGTGCGTCGAACTGGTTTTGTGTGAGCTGATCCGTAACTGGGACGTAGGCCGGGTTGTTAACGTAAGCTTCGTATTTACCCATGTCCTCGGCCAACATTGCGTCCGCCTGTTCCTGCGTAATGGTCATGCCCTGCTTAACGTCCGGGCCGTAATGTCCCCAGCCGATGGTCCACCATTTTTCAGTGGGTACAGGCTTGTATGCATACAAGCGACAGCCCTCGGAATTTTTAATTAAACTTAGTCCCGCTTTTGATATTTTGCGCATTTGCATTACTTATCAGCTCCTTTGTCGTTATCGTTACCGCCTTTTCCCTTCAATACCTCAACAGCCTGCCGGATAACAGGAGGGATAGGTGCGCCCAGCCTTCCCCCGTTTTCGATGATCGATAGCAGTTCATTTGCCATATAGAAGTAGGCCACTGTATCCCTAAACAAGTGGCTATCTCCCAGCACACCGTCCACAAGATGCCCCACAGCAACCATTGCAAAGATGAATACCTTACGGGCAATACCGATCATGCCAACTTTGCTTTTTAATCCAACTGTTGCCCCTGCTGCTACACACCCGGTTATATAGTCAAAGATTACGAACACCAGTAATACGCCTAGCACACCAGACCAGCCACCAAAAAAATAAGCTGCTGCCGTACTACCAGCAGCAGTAAACCATTTAAATACTAAATCCAATCTATCCACTTAATTTCCTCCGTCTCTTAATTATTCCAACACAAAATAAGCCCCTGACCACTCCAGGGACTACACAGGTAGATATTTTGTTATTGCATAACTGATCACCTCCCCCAAATAACTAAAACTTTTAGTCTGAAATACCGTAATAAATGGTATAATCTATGAAAAAAGGAGCTGTACCCCTTGAAAAAAATGATAATCGGTTTAGTAGCTGGTATGTTGATCGGATCGGCAACGGCGGCTGTAGCTGCTACCTCCCCAACTGTCCAAGCTGTAGTAAGTAAATATGCAATTACTGTAGATGGTCAGCAGCAAACACTTAAATCAGATCCACTCGTATATAAAGGCACTACATATTTACCAGTCAGAGAGGTTGCCGGGTTGACCGGATATGATTTGCAATTTGATGCAAAGAGCAAGAAGATTGATTTGCAATCTAAATCGGAAGGAGGTTCAACAGTGAGTCAAACTACAAGCCAACCTACTGAGAAAAAAGTTACATGGATTCCAGCTAGTGAGGCTAATGAAAAATATGGTATTAAATATGTTATGAGCAACGAAACCACCATTTCCTATGGAGAAAACAAAGTTGTTTTTCCAGTCTCAATGTATGATAAAAAAGACGGGAAAACATTTACCAATGCCGAAAAAACAGCCTCAATTATGTTTAAGAATGCCGTTACTTATTTAGGTAGTGATACTCTACAAACCTTGGGAATAACTCAATAATTGCCTCCTCCGCGACTCTGCACAAACAATTGAGTCACCACGTTTGCAATAACGCGCCCTAAACTATTGGGCGCTATTTGTATTTCATGCCAAGTTCCGCGAGATACTCGTCCATCTCCATCCTTGGACAGATAAGGGATAATATTGATGTCGTTACCGCTAGTCTCCCTTATCGGGACTGTATTACCATCCACCATAATAGAAACGTTCTTTGGCTGAGGACCTTCGTAAATCCCATACTCAATTTCATGGGTATGTTCTGGGATATTTAGTTCGTGCGTATGTTCCGGTATTTCAACCGTGTGATTGTGACCAGGAATCGTCACTTGGTGACTATGTCCAGGAATTGTCACCCTGTGTTTATGTTCTGAGGTCAGCACATGCCGATGTTTACCGGACATGGAAAATGTGACTGTTTCCCCTGTGCTTGTCATAAGGTTTGTACCGTCAGGTATACCGTGGTTATGATCTCCCTCGGCGCTTACTGCATCGGGAACGTAAGTAGCAAACTGATCCCATTCATCAGATGGACTAGAAGATTCAACAGTTGCCGCTAGTGTAGTAGTTGTTGGCGTTTGAACTGCTGACGTGGATGTGGATGGTACAGAAGCCCCACCCGCTGCCGTTGTTGTACTGACACCCCCGCCGCCTTCAATGGCTTTACTGTATGCCCGGAAAGCTTCAGTTTGGAAAGACAGCATAACCTTATTAATTCGGACAGTTTCATCAGGTACATAGAATTTCAGTATGGCTGGATGGTCTGGATCGCAATTGTCTGCAAAGTCCCTCGTATCCAAGTTGGTTGCCCCCTGCGCGTATACCTCGCTTATATGCATACGGTTCCGTAAGTCCGCTATACTGCTGGCGATATCCTGTGTTTTGTTGGCAATCTCCAATTTTACCGCTCCCGGCTGTCCCAGAATGTTGCTTTTGCCTACCTTGACCACTCGGGCCTTAATGTCAATGCCCATTTCCGCGTCCTGCACCCGAACCATAGCCCCTACTTTAAAACGGTCAATAGGGTCCTTTGTTATCGCGTAGATTTCAGCGGCATCAACCGTATATTGCATGCTTGGCACCTTCAGTTCATTGAGCATGGCCCGGCACCGTGCTAATAAGGTGTCAGCAAATTCAAAACGCTTGTCCGCAAAAATGGTTTGTACAAGACCAAAGCGCTGAATGTATTCCGGTTCTGCGTCAATATAGGGCTTACCACCATTAATATCAGCGAAAGTGAGCTGGTTAACCCCTTCACCATAGCCCAAGCCATAAATGCGCGTAGTAACCTGAGACGGGTCTATTTTCCTTTCTATGCCCTGCAAATTCACACCGTAACGAATGTATGCTTCTTCTCGTCCAGAAGGCTGTACAAGGTTCAGAGTCCACGGGTAGGCTGTTGTGTCAAACGTCCACATGTATTCGTCCGTAAAGGGCTGGGGTACGGAAAAAAGAGCGCCTAGAAGGTTTTCATTTTCCCAGTTATATTCGAATTGATGTGTGAATTGAATATCACCCAGCCGCCAACGCTGCGTAGTCTGCCGATCCAGAATGTATTTAAGTACTTGCGGTGTGTAATAACCCAAATTACCAACCGTGTGATATTGAAACAGCACATCATCCAGCAGCGTAGCTAAAACGTGTTCACACTGATACGTGATTGTTTCCCCGCCGCTACCGCGCTTTGCCGCACTGGATAGGATGCGGAACAACTCAAGTCGAACATCACCATCAAATATTTCTACGAAGTACAACGGTTGACATTCGGCGTTCTTTTCATCCCCAGCAGGCAAAGAAAATTGAGCTGTCCAAAGTGCGTTCATTGATGCGTCATAACCAATATCGAATGCATTTTCCAGAAATGCCACCCGGCGCATTTGTAAATCATAAACTGTCACATGTGTCCTCATGTTTCCTCCTTATACAAACCGATCCCGGTAGGTGATGCGGAACAAAATGTCACGCCCTGTTTCCGGGTCTGTCCACGTTAGGACGTTATTTCCCAAGTTCAAATCAAAAAAATTACCCTGCATCTCATGCAGAGCATTCCGGCCGTTCTTTGTAATTTTGAGGTTCTTTGAATCAATAATGACTTTATCTCCTGGCGCGAATAATCCTATAAGCTCGATATAATCTGTGTGGAATCGGCTGGCATCTGCTGTTATGCGGCCCTCGCCGTGCATAGGTACAGCCTGCGCCAATATATCACGGATATACACGGCATCTGTCATACGTCCCTCACCAGACATAGGTACAGCTTCCAAGGCATATTCACGGACAAAATCAGCCTGCGCCTGACCTTCACCGGACAACTCCGCAGCGGCAGTCATATCCAAAACAAACTCCAAAATGTATTCCGTTACGGTACCAGGTTCGTCCACATTAAAAGCCATAAGATTGAACGCATTATCGCTTTCGGTTCCATCCGTTTCCACCTTCCGTGAGTACATTTGCCCGGAACCAGAAAGAGATGCAGAAAGGTCAATAATGTTCCCTTCTACATCCCCTATATTAAAACCAAGGCTATTAAATCCACCATTAAACATAGCGTCCTCCTATCAGGCAAGGAAAATTTTCCTTACTGGAAGTCCACGCCTGTAATGGTCTTGTATTCTTCCGGTGTGATTTCTCCGAAACGGTTTGTCTCCGTGATTACTGCGCCCTTCAATTTCTCTGCCGTTACCCAGTTCCACTTAAAAGCAAGAGTCCAAAATGTCATGATTGATTAGCCCCTTTCAGATTGATTAGTTCCAATTTTGTAGCTGCCAGTTCAGCGCCCATGCTGGCTAAAAGTTGAGTTTGTTGCATGGTTTGAATCTTCATTTCAGCGAGTTGCTGCCCAAGAAGTTCATCACTGGTCAGTTGTGCAGAACCCTTTACAATCAGACCGCCATCCGGTGCAACTTCAATTTCCTGCTGCTCAATAACAGCTCCTTCTGGTAATGGGTTGGTGACCCGATCCTCGTAAACAGCCTCTTTTGTTACGTTACCCTCATCATCATGCTCGGCTGGTGATACCATAACAGACAGAAGCTTGTAATCCCATGGACCAATATTAATTACTTGTCCATCTAGTACCACTACATCTTTAATCATTAGACCGCCCTCCATCCTGTATTACCTGAGCCGGACTCTTTAATGTAGAGCGTTGATCCGGTTCCTCCGACTCTATTACGATAAAACGCACCCACAGGGGCAACAATCACTCCCTCGGGGCTTCCTACTCCTCTATACATCTCTACTAAATTGTCAGCCGATATTGTGCCGCTAGAAGTAGCGATAATAACATTGTCGCGTGATACATTTATTCCTCGGTCAAAGTTCCAATCAGTTTTTCCGTTAGTCCAAGATGGGGCGATGAAGAAGCTTCCGCTCGCACTACTATGAAACACCCATGACGGTTGTCCAGGAATTACGGATGCCAGGGGAATAGGCGAAGATGCTGTAATTGTGCCTGATACTGCTCCGCCACGAGTCATGAAAATTTCCGTCCACTCTCTCCAGTCAGCACCAGCAAACGCAATTCGTGTATAGACACGACCTGGATTATCATGTGAAAAGTACATTTGAACAATAGCACCGCTGTCGTAATTCACCACAAGTTTGCCATAGGTATAGGCTCCGGGTGGATAGTTCGAAAAACCTGTCCATGCGGAAAGAGCCACATTGTAGCTGCCCGATAGGGTGGCATCATTACAGTTTGCTGGTGCATTGCCTCGATTACGATATGCGCTATTTGCTAGGCCATACGCAGAACTTACTGCACTCTCTGTAGCCGCTATATCATCCCGTGTCCCGTTGACTGCCTTGGAGAGTTGGGTAACACCCTTTTTAGTTAAAGATGCATTCTGAGTCTTCTCGGCTACCGTAGCGGACAAGTCTGTTACCTTTTCATCAATCTCAGTAACATTGCCCTGTACTGCCCGGAAGTCCGCTGCCGTGAAATTGCGTGCAATCCGTGTACCGACAGGCCAAGCACGGGCAACACCCTCATAGCCACGTACACAGCCTTTCAGAATGTTTTCCTTTACGCTTGTATACGTAATGGTTTCTGCTACATCCCCATTGCCTAAAACAGCAATACCCTCGCCCTGTAAAAGCACAGCGGCGTTGGCGACTGTAATTTCGGTTTGCGTGTCTGTGATCAGTTCTGCAAGCTCAGTTTTAGGAGAGTTCACCACTGGTGGATACATTTTTTCCACGCTTCACACCTACCCTTCGTCTACTTTTATTTGCCCAGCCAGAAACCGAAGTGTGTCATTCGTCTGGACCGTGCGCGGTGTTTTGACTGCCCCGTGATATACAAGATTGCCCCCTGTTGCCGCCGTGCGAATGCCGATATGAGTTACCAAGCCCCAATCTGCTCCAGCTATAGGGAAAGAGACATCCCCCACGCTGGAAGTAACGGCGCGTCGATCCGCTATAACTGGTTCAGAAAACGTCACAGCACGGCGCGTATAGCCTCCACCGCTTACCTCCTGCCCTGTATCCGCATCGGTTGGACTACTGGTGTATAGGGCAATGTATAGCGCTTGAGGAGAAGCAAAGTTAATCCCACGCAAGGCCGCATTAATACAGGCTGTTTTCCACCAGTTCGACTTACTTAGTATTATGTCTGCCAATATAAAGACCTCCTATTCTACTTGGTATTCGTTCGCAATACGGAAGCTACGCAAAGTCGTTGTTCCCACATTGGTCAGAACGATATATGGAAAAGCTCTAATGTTGCCACCGCTAAATACTTGAATCTCTTGAGGGGACTCAGTGATATGCAATTCAGTTATGCGCTCCTGACCATAGGCAAACGGATCAAAAGCGACTAAAGGCAAGGAAAATTTTCCTACACCCATAATCCGTTCCACATCAAAACTCCCTGCATATTGAACTACGAAAGATTGCCCCGGACGCTCCCGTTGCTTTAGCTCTAACTCCCGCGGCTTGCCGTAGCTGTCCACCAAATGTGCAGCTAAGGTCATGACCCGCTGTTGCAACTCCATATAATCTTTTGTGATAAAAGCACATTCATAGTTAAAGTTTCTAGCCTCATGATCGGCTCCATAATTCCACAGCCCGTTGCGCCCTGGGATAGATAACGTCCGGTCTACCGTGTTTGGTAACCCCGGACGTTTGGACGTACCCAGCACAAAAAAGCCCAATTCAGCATTGGACTTCCCACCAAGCCATATCATCTCATCAATCAACGTGTTCCACCTGCCCCGCGTGCGGCTCCCTGAGTCAGCGCAAATAATTCATACGCCATCTCTTTAGCCAACGATTTAATGTCTTCGTCCCGTCTGACGTTAAATATTGCTCCAGCAAACAAGCCTTCCATGTTAATGGTGGTTGTCCCGCTTGCAGCGGCATCACCTGTTGTTGGTGACACAGAAGGTTGAACAGCTACAGCCATTTCATGCGCCTGCTGCCTAACACTGGACATCATGCCTGCCATACCTTGTACAAGCCCCTGACCAGCCATTTCACCGATCCACGCCATTTCGCGGGAAGGGGAATGAATGTCTAACGCTTTTTGCATGGTAGTACGAACAGAATTGGCAATCTCGCGTGCTTTAGCTGTTACAGCCCCCTGCATGGAAGATAAACCATTTAACAACCCCTGCATGGCCTGCTTACCGATCGTCGGAAGATCAGCTTTCATTGCGTTAAACTGACCAACGGTACCGGACCGGATTGCTTTTACCTTCGCTTCAAAGTCCTTTTTCAGACCGTCCATTTCCGTGTTAGCCTTGGCACGAAGCTGTTGAATCTGAAGGTCAGTGTCTTGCCGCATTCCTTGTAACTCCTGCACCGCAATAGCCCGTGATTCTGCGGACTTGGTACGCCAAAGCTCTGAATATTCCGCTAGTTGGGCATCTGTCAATTCATTCAACGCTGCAAGCTCAGGCGCAGCTTTCGGACCCATCTGTCGTAATTCCTCCAGCAAACCTTTATCAATGCCTCGTGCCGCCAGTGTTTCAATGCTTGAGGCCCAGGTAGCAAGATAATCCACCTGACCGCGCAAATTATCTAAGAGTTGTTGTCCGGTTGTCTCTGACTTCATGACGACAGCATCAAATAAGCCAGCAAAATCATTAATAGATTTCGCTCGCTGCTCTACGGCCTGTTCATATACCTGATTCAGCCGTAATTCTTCAGCCGCCACATTTTCATTGATGGCTTTAGTCTTGGCCAAAAAGTCATCGCCCGCTTGGTTCAACTGATTATAAATCTCCAGTCTCACCTTTCCCGCTGCTTCCTCTGCTGCCTTTCGTTGCTCTGATCCAGCTTTATACCGTGCCTGTACCTTTTCCCAGGCTACAAGCTGCTGAGTCAACGAAAGCTGATTCGCTTGAGTCTGCTTATCAATCCACGCTTTAGAGTTGTCAAAAGACTGTTTTAGCGCCTGTTCCTGTTCCTTGGTTAAAGTCTTGTTTACCTTAGATATTTCTTCTGTTACTTTGCGGTATTGCGCTGAGGTTTTAGCATATTGTCCCTGCACACCTTGCAGAGCAGCAATGTACTGTGACGTATCCAGCGTACCGACTTTGTATTTATGCTGTGCGCTGGCAAACGATTCTTTAAAAGCATCATTCACCTTTTTTGCTGTATTTTTGGCGGATTTTTCCGCTGCTTTAGATTTATTATCAATCCCGTTTGCCAAGCCCTGCGCGATGTATTCACCATATTCTGTAGTTAATCGGGACGGTGAATGAATACCAAAGAACTCTTTTATAGAACCCCCGACACTCTCACTTATTTCCTTGGCTTTTTTAACAGCCGCATCCTTCATTTCACCGATACCTTTTATAAGGCCTCGGATGATATCTTGACCGATTTTAACCATCGTCTGGAACGCGTTTTTAAACAATCCTGTGATGCCGTTCCAGATCGTCGTAACAACGGACTTTGCATTTTCCCAAGCTCCAGCCCAATCCCCTTTGAAAATAGCCAGCCATGTTTTAATAATGCCAGAGATAACCCCAATGACGGTTTCGATGATGATTTTGATAGCGTTCCAAGTACCTGAAAAAACTGTCTTCACCACTGCAAATACAGTTTTAAACAGCGTGGTTATTGTAGCTCCCCAGGTATCCCAGAAAGCTTTAATTTGCGTAAAGATGGATTTGATCACAACAAATATCGCGTTAAATGTTGCACCGAAGATGGTATTCAGGATTGTAAAAATCCCTTTAAAGGCTTCAATAATGGTGCTGCCCCATTTATCCCAAAAGGCTTTAATCTCATTGAATATAAATTTTATGGCTTCAAAGATTGCCGAAAAAATAGTGCCGTAGATAAGCTTTAAGGCTTCCAAATTCGCTTTAAAGAATATGGTAATATCTTTGCCCCACTTATCCCAAAAAGCTTTTATACCGTCAAAAACGGACTTGACCACATCGGCAATCGCGTTAATAACGGTGTCAAATACAGACTTGACTAGATCCCACATTCCTTGAAACAGTTCAGTGATTTGCCCGCCCCATTGGTCCCAGAAGTCTTTAATTGCTCCAAAGATGGCCATCGCCGCCGCCTTGATAGCTTCCCAAGCGGCATTAAGCCCATTACGCACCGTTTCGTTGTTGTTGTATAGATAGGTCAGACCCGCCACTAAAGCGGTTATTGCCGCTATTACTATACCTATAGGTCCGGTCAGTGCAGCAACAACCGGACCAAAAGCGGCAAAGGCTCCAGATACCGCGCTAAAGGCTGTGATGATCGTACCTATAGAAGATATAATGGTGCCGAAAATTACAACCAGCGGGCCAATGGCTGCTAAAATACCCGCTATAGCAAGCACAACCATTTGCATAGATGGAGACATAGACGAAAACGCAGTCGCAAGGGTGTCCACGGCCTGTGTGATCGGAGGCAGAGCTTTTTCGGCTAGGCTTACCAGTGTTTCCCCTAATGGGGTCAAACTGCTTTGTAGGTTCCGAATTAAGATCGTGAATCGGTCACCCAAATTATCTTTAAGTGCAGCTCCCGCTTTATCCGTTGATCCTCTAAATTCTCCCAGGTCAGTATTTACCGTGGCGAAAAAGTCACGGAACTGAGGCCCTAAGTCCTCCAGCGGTGTACCCATGAGAGCAACAGCAGTTTGCGCCCTCTTTGCCGGGTCCTTGATGGAAGAAATAGCTGTTGTAACAGCCATAAATGCTTTTTGGGTTGATGCCCCGCCGCTGTTTATGTCGTTCTCCACTTTTTTGAAGTCCAAACCCAAAGCTTTTAATGCGTCGCGCGAACCACCGCTACCGTCTCCGATACGAAGAAAGGCTTCCTTTGCGCTGTCCCCAATTTTATCCAGATTGAACGCGCCTTTTTCTGCACCAGCAATCAGAATAGCGGTGAACTGTTCGGCGCTGTAGCCCAATCCCTTGAACTGTGGAGCATACTCCCGTAAGGTATCCAGCAATTCATCCGAAAAGTTACCACCACGCTGAAAACCTACGGTGATAAGGTCCATAGCATCTGATCCAGAAATTTTAAAGTTCTTCATCAAGACCGATGCAGTCCGGGTCGTTTCATTTACCTCAGCATCAAATGTTTCCTTGAGGATCATTGCTTTTTGGGTTAAATCTGTCAGAGTTGAATCATTCAAACCACGAATATTGGTTTTGGTGGTGATAAGCGCCTGATCGACTTCTCCAAGGCTTTCCCCGAATCCGTTCTTCCAGATACCCTGAGCTGCAACAGCCAGCTTTTCCGCTTCCTCTGCCGTGATCCCCAGGGAAGCTTCCATTTTCCCCGCTGCCGCGTCTAGATCCATTGCCGTTTTCCCAGCTATCGCACCGATAGCCACAAGCGGCGCAGTAACACCCGCCGTAAGTCCTACGCCGACACCTTTAATTTTATCGCCTGCCGCCTTGAACTTTTCCCCGACTTCCCCTATCTTGTTGCCTGCATCGCCTGCTTCATCGCTTAAATCGTCCAGTTCTCCACGGGCTTCACGTAAGCCGTTTTCAAACCGTTGAAGTTCCTGTTCTGTGCGAACTAGTTCACGTTGAAAAGCTCGATACTGTTCTTCCGATATCTCGCCACGCTGAAACTGCTCTGTGACCTGTTGTTGAGCGCTGCGAAGCGTGTTCAGCTTATCGGATGTATTGGAAATGGCATCGGATAGAAGCTTTTGTTTTTGAGCAAGCAATTCCGTGTTACCTGGATCAAATTTCAAAAGCTGGTCCACTTGCCGCAGTTCCGTTTGCAGCTCTTTACTACGCTTGTTAACACCGTCCAATGATGCGTATAAATCCTTGGTGTCTCCATTAATGACAACGTTAATTGTTGGCACGTTCAAACTGTTCAGGCTGTTTTGTAGCCTTTTCAATTCCTGTTCAGTCTGGACAAGCTCTCTTTGAAAAGCACGGTACTGACCTTCTGTGATATCGCCACGCGCAAATTGGTCAGCTACTTGCTGTTGCGCTGCCTTTAGGGTTTGAAGCTTGTCCGAAGTGTTTGAAATGGCATCCGTTAAAATCTTCTGCTTCTGTGCTAATAGCTCCGTATTCCCAGGGTCAAATTTAAGCAGCTTATCAATCTGTTTTAGCTCACCCTGTAAATCCTTACTACGTTTATTCACATCTGATAAAGCAGCCGATAGCCCTTTTGTCTCTGCTCCGATAACGACATTAATACCCTTGATCGTTTCAGCCAAAATCTACACCTCCCCTCTTATCTGCCGTAAAATGCGTCTATATCATCCTGTGTCGCCTCTTTGGTTTCTTCCTCGTTGTCGCTACCTGTGAAGCTACGGGCTAAGTCTATAAGATCCTGACACCTCAAATCATTAATCTCCGTAAAGCTCAAACCAATCCGTTTACCGATGGCAAGCAAATCCATTTCAAGATGGGAATCATTGGTTGGCTGGGACGCCGCCTTTGATCCCGTTGGACTGCTGACGAAAAAAGCCTTCCGTGGCTTCCTCCAATGCCCCGACAAAGAATGTTGTGTCCGAAAAATCCAGATCATCATCTAAAGCGGCAAGCCATGTCGAAAAGCCGTCATATGGTTTTGGATATTCGGCTGATTTAGCCATAGCCCAGACCATTTGCAAGTTGGCAAGAAAATCAATAGAGCTTGGATCAATTTCAACGTTTGGTCCTCCCCCCACATTATCGCCCACCATTTTCAACATATCGCCCAGCAAATCCGACTTAAATTCCTGCTTATAAAATAAAAGAGCCAAGGCACCCGCCTTGACTCGAATTTGCTTGCTACCAATGGTTAAATCTCTCATGCTTCTGCTCCCCCTGTAGTTACATTTGTGAATTTAGGCGTATACACAGAATCAAAAAACGCGCTATAAGCAGCAGCATTTGTTTCATTTAGCTCCAGGTCACCTTTAACAACTGTGCGCCCACCAAGCTCAATCGGGGAAACTGTCAGGTTCAATACATCGGTTGCAACTTCGACGGATTCACCTTTCGTCTGGCGTTCCTTAGCCGGGCGGTCAGCTTGGCAATCGTAATAAACAAAACGGCGGTTCTTCTGATCGCCCTGTACCTGTCCAAGCAGCGCAAACTTTTTAGGCGTTGCGTCAGACACTTCCACCAACATTCCATTCTCGTCGATGATCCATCCAAGCATTTTGGCCAGAATATCATCGGGAACCAATGCTAATTCCAATTCACCTGTATAGCCATTGTTCGAAGTCGCTACATAATATTTGGTATTATCGGCGTAAAACTCCGACTGTTCGCCCTGCGCCTCCGGTGTCCATCTAACCGCGCCCGGAATAGGGATTGGTGTACCCCAAGCGGGTTGAGTTGTGCTGTCCTCATCGTAAAAAGCAATATGCACCTTGTCCAAACCAAATGTAACTTTGTTCTTAGGCATTTCGTCACGCTCCTATAAGTTGAATTTCATATAAAATCTGATACATTTTTTCATCATCCAGCCAGCTTTCCAACTTTGAATAAGGTAAGCCCAATTCCTTCAGCTTATCTTGGACTTTCTTTTCAGTAGCCAAATCCTTTTTAGTGGTGTACAACTCCACCTGATAGTTCCCAACATCTACATAATTTTGGTTATCTGCTATCATGTCAGAACTGTATGCGAACTGAAATGTTATGAACGGCGGGGCCGGGGCGGGATTTTTTTCCGTCACTGTAAAATGACTATAAGTTACTGGGATTCCTAGTGATTTAAGTTCGACAAACAACTCTGATTGTTCCATTACCTACCTCCGTTACGAATGATGCGCTTGATATCATCAGCGAGATGTGCCGCATGGTGATCATATGCAGGCCGTAAGTGAGGATAAGCCCTTACCCGCCCACCTCCACGCTTGGCGTGTCCAAACTCCAGCAAATGCACACGGCGGGAATGCTTTTTGTTCCAGACCACCAGCCGTTTTAGTGTCCCTTTGCTTTGGTCCGATACTTTGAAGCCCTTGGCGTACTTCCCGGTATGCTTAGGTGCGCTTGTCTCTGCTTCCTGTCGTACCTTTTCGGCTACTTCATCCAAATGCTGGTCAATTCCCTTTTCTACATCATCGGTGTATTCCTGTACGGATCGGGTGATTTCGGAAACAAGCTGATCAATGTCAATGTCTCTAGCCATCTGCCGCCACCCTCTCACACGTTAGTTCTAGTTCTTCAAATCCGGTTGCATAGGTGCGAATCACCCTGTACAGCACGCCATCAAAACGGACAGACTGTTCATAGTTGTACTCATAGCCATGAATAACAAACACCATTTCAGGTCGTAGCCCTGCAACCGCTGCATTGTAAAACTCAGTACGTCCCACAGATTGGAGTTTACACAATACGACCGTCTCTACTGGATCACCGGGAATCTGATTGCCTATATCGTCCTGTGTAATTTCACCGGGCCTGATTAGCGTAAGCTCATAATCCCAACTCATGGTACCCTCCGGTTATGAAGAATTAGATTGTGTAATCTGAATTGGAGATGACGCGGCATAGCCCCGGATTCATCCCGGGACTGATACCGCCATGTAGCATAATCAGCACAAAAAAGAAGATGATTGAAGTTCTCCGCATCAAGTGCAAGCCCTTTTTCATCTTCCAGTTCGGTAATGACTGATTGTGTAATAGACTCCAGATAACTGTCACGCACCGTTGTACGAATGCCCAGCCGTTCTTTTACAAGGTTAACGATTGTGGATGCATCCATATCAACCCTTGGCTTCTAAAGCCGTTACGCGGGCTGCTAGAGCGTCATATTGGACCTTTGTGACCTCGCCCGGATCGCCTTTATCTCCCTTGTCACCTTTTGCCCCGGCTGCGCCCGTTGCCCCAGTATCGCCTTTATCGCCCTTTGGTCCTGCTGGCCCTGTTGGTCCCGCTGGGCCTGTTTCTCCTTTATCACCTTTTGGCCCTGGTTGCCCTGCGCCGCCTCCGGTAGTAGAGCGAATCACGGAAGCCAACTCACCAGCCTTTACCTCTTTGGCTACATACCCGAATCCCGTTTCTGACGCTACAACTACACCGCCAGTGCCTGCCGCCACTGTTGCCCCGGCCGCGATATCCTCACCAGCTTCCACTAACCAAGTGGGGCTATTGTTAATGATTACGGTGATAACATCACCCTTTTTCAGCGTACCAGTTGAACGGAAGTCAGGCGTACCGCCTGCTGTAGTTGCCGCCAACGTGATACCTTCAGCTCCTACCGTTTTAGATAGGAGTCTGTTTGCTGCCACATCCTCAGTCACTACCGCTGTAAACTTGCTCATCCCTGAGCACCCCCCGCTGTAATTGTGAGTAGTGCAAAGTATTCTTTATAAACTGGTTTGCCGTCATATCGTCCAGTACCCTTGAATACCGTTTGATCCTGAATAAAGCGTACCTCTTTAGAGCTTTCAATTTTTACCCCTGCACGTTCAGCCAACAAATATTTCTTAAAATCACCCAAGACAATTGTTTCAGCCGGGGCATATTGTGAAAATACAATACGGGTACCGTCCGGTAGGAGTGGATTAGTTGCATTTTGTACAACCACTCTACCATCTGCTGTTTTAACAAGCGTTTGCGGTACAATGTGCTTGTAATAAGTGGATCGACGCATAACAGCAATGACTTCTTCAATTGGCGCTCCGTCTTCTCCATCATCAATCAGTGCCAACTGGGTGACAATACTTTCGATAGATTTATCCACGGTAACATTGCGGCTTGTATCATCTTTCAATGCCGTTACCACCCCAAGCGGCTGTTTTGCTGTCGGGCCTGTACCAATCAAAATAGCCTTGTCCAACGCCTTACCAATTGCCATTGCCAAACGGCGTTCGACAAAATTCGCCAAATCAATCATGCTGTCCTCTAAAATGGCGTTGCACAGAGGAATAAAGCCGCCCACTTTAAAACCATCCAGTTCGGTTTGTGTGAAGGCATCTGCCAGCTCTTGAACAGGATCACACATTTCAACCCAAATCGCTTCAGGAATTGCACCGTCCAAAATAACACGTGCATCACCATTCAGCGGAACTACTTCAACCTCTTTGTAAAGGCGGCTAAAATCACCAATTCGCGTGCGGATCATATCAATAACAACGGTTGGAATCGTTGCATCTGCTCCTGTGAGTGCACGATTTTCTTTCACAGCCGTAGCCAGTGCGGAATAAAAATCACGTACCTCCGGTTGGTTCAATCTCTCAAGTGTTTGCGCCCGTGTTTCGTATTTGTTGCCTCTCATTCTTGTTTCGCCTCCTGTTTGTGTATGGTTTCTTTCGGATGGTGCTGGAGCTGGTACAGGGTTCGGGGTATTATCAGGTGCTTGGCTGTTGAGTTGTTCCAGCTCTCCTTCAAGTGCTGCAATCTCGCCTTCCAATACGCCTTTCTGCTCAGCAACCCCCGTTTTCTCCTGCTCCAGCTCCGTAACACTTTCTTCTACAGCCGCAATTTCTTCGTCGGTGGCGGCTTCCTCAATTGCGGATTCCAACTCATCGGATCTCGTTTGCAAGCTGCGTTCTTGCCCCAACAGTTCTTCAAGAGCAGCTTTACGCTGCTGAATCTTTTTTGCTAGCATAATTTGTCTAAGTGCCATTATCTTTTCAGCCTCGCTTTCAATTGGTGTTTTCGTTGCTGGAGCTGTCGCTCCCGGTGCTGCTCAACCTCAGATTTTCGCGCTTGTACTCCCGTATCTGCATAAGCGGGGAAGGTGCAAACGGAAACTTCGTGAAGGTCAACTTCTCGAATGGTCCATTTAACAGTTCCGTCGTCTCTCCAATCCGTGTCCTCTTTCAAAATGCTGAAGCCAAAGGAACACTGGTCCACGTCTCCGCGTTTAACGCGCTCGTACATGTTCACTGCGTCGCTATCGTTCGGATTCACCTTCACACGCCCCCACAAGCCGTGAGAATCGGCTTTAAGCTCCAGCGTGCCAGATTTATTCCTGCCAAGTACCAATGTGGTGTCATGGTTAATTAAGGCGCGTACGTCATTCCCTAGCGTGTTACTGAACGCTTCAGGGGCCAACTCTTCAAATGCTCCGGTCCATAATTCTGTTGGACGGTTGAACACGGCAAAATAGCCTTCAATAAACATGTCCTGTCCATCCTGTTCAGATCGGGTTTTTAGCTCCGTGTGCAGGCTGCGCACAACCTTCTGACTCCTATCCATCATCATCCTCACCTCCCCCCTGGTTTAATTTTTTCTGATCACCAATCATTCCAGCTGGGATATAATTTTCTAAGATGATGCGTTCGTTCAATCCTTCAAGCGGCGATAAACCGATCCAATCCCGTACCTCGTTCCCCAGCATGAGGCTGCGAACAAAAAGATTGCTTCCGACATCTGCCAGCTCCTTGAGGTCATAGGCGTATAGGCTACGGGGATTAAACTTGAAATATAAATCCGGGCTATAAAGCAGCTTGCGGGTCAATTCTTGGACAAGCCCGGTAGCCATTGGCAGGATCGTCGTATTGATGAAGCTGTTATATTCATCTTTTTTGAAGTCACCAACCCCAACAAAAAAAGCCGGCACCCCAAAGATGCCCGCCACTGTTCGCTTATCCAGTTGTACTGAATCATTAATTGCCAAATCGTTCAGGCTCAGGGGTTTGACCTGCTCCACATCAATCATTTCCGCAGGAATGATCCACGGCTGTCCTGCCTCAGACCGTTTCAAGTACATATCAAATACTTTTTCTCGCCCTTCCTCGCTACTCAGTTCCGCTGTATTAGCATCAACCTTGATAATGAGAGAGGGCATGTACTTACCGGACATAAACCCCTTCTTGGTAGCCGTAGCCTGCTTGAGATTATGAATAATATCCTTGAGTACAGCCCGGTACCCCTGCCCTTTCCACGGCCGTTCAGGATCGGGGTTTATGATAAAGTGAAGTACCTCATCATGCTGATAGATATTTCCTTTATACAAAATTTGATATGCGTCCAATGTCTCCATAAAGCTGACGCTGGACGGTTTGAGTGGGATTAAATCGGCTATAAAACCATTTAACATTTTGGGATATACCACACTATTCCCCTCGCCCGAAAGCAGTAGGTTTTGAACGATGTTGTATATCCATGCCTTACGCGTCATGAGGCTGTAAGGATTAACGTCCAGCTTGCGAGAAAGCTCATTCTTAACGCGAATATCCCCATCACTCGTGTTCTGCATCAGGTGGATTGTCATGGAAGATATCAGGTCCGCTATCTTATGAACAGCCATCTTCACTTCTGGATTATCAGACAGTCTTGTATAACCAGGTACACAAAGCGTGTCATATGCATCTTGTGTCAGAAAATAACCAATGCTACTTTCTGGTGCAGCCCGTGTGTCACGTTTCTTGCGCATCCAATTTCTAAGCCCCAATTAAACCAACTCCTTTCATCCATTTTTTAGCCAGTTTGCTGCGCTGCCTGACTTCTCCAAGTTCTCCAGCATTCGAACAGCTCCAAACACCGCAGCGTCAAATATATCAATCCGCTGATTCATCGAAACTTTTTCATACTGGATCATGTCGTCAGTCTTTTCAATGGCGTGTACATTCTGTAGACAATATTCAAACGCTTCAGAATGAAGGTAATAGAAATTACCGTCCTTGGCTGACTTCTCAATTCTGCGGAAACCTTCCGACTTTTTATAAAAGAACTGCGGTTGGTCAATGATGGAAAATCCAGCTCGTTTCATACCTAAGAAAAACTCTCGCCCAAACTTCCTGTCAAAGCCCACTTGATGAATTTTGAATCCCATTTCCTTCATTTTGACAAACCACTTCACAACGTCTGAATGATTCACGGTTGGAGTATTACACATGTCTAGCCAGCCATCTTCCTTCCAGCCAAACAATGGAATGTTATCTTCTTCCGCTTTGGCGGTAGCTCTAACAACCGGGAACCATGCATGAGAAATGACAATATCCACCCCGTTATAATTTCCATACAACGCACTAGCAGTTAAGTCATGCATTTTACTAAGATCAGCGCCGCCATACCACTTCACTGGCAATTTAGCCAGATCCGATAAAGTCCATTTGTACTTACGGTCACTAGCTTTAAATTCATCCAGATTGAAATAGGCTTTCATGGCGCCCGTATAAACGTTCAGAGACTTAGCCAGAAAATCTTTTCGTTGCTGCGGATCATTCTGAGCTTCTAAGGCTTCTTTCATGATGTCTTGCGGACGAATGCTGACCCCATAATTCGGGTTTGCCTTCTCATGTTCAGCAGCGGAAGTATAATCCACTTCGCCCTTTTCACCCTGATCGGCTTTGCAGATAAACACAAAATAGTGTTCAGCTTTAATCGTCCTGTCCAGTATCTTTTTACAATACTGGAGCCGCTGATAACAGAAGCTTGTCATATCATCGCCAGCTGTGGTTATACCGATCATCAGTTTATTGGCATACGCCTTCATTGCTTCCTTGATGATGTTATATTGCTTGGGCCGTGTATAAGCGTGCAGCTCGTCGGCAATAGCATAGTTACAGTTCAAAGAGTCCTGGGCATCAGGATTTGCCGCCAAAGCTTCAATGTTTATCGAACCTTCCCCAAAATCGCCAGAGATACTATGGTTCTGGTTATTGTCCAATATTCTAAAACTCTTTTCTTCCCCCATTTGTCGAAGGTTAAAAAGGATGAATTTAAAACTTTGAAGTGCTTGACGTAAAGCAGCGCCCACAATGTAAATCGTTGAACTAGACTTAACACTAAGAAGTGCAAGCGCCCAAGCCAATGCCGCTGAAAATGGCGTCTTACCATTCTTCCGGGGCAAGTAAATGAATGCTTCCTGATACCTTCGGATGATGGTCCCTTTATTGAAGAATGAAAGAAGGTTATAGATAATAAATTTCTGCCATGGTTCCAATAAAAAAGGCTTACCTCTCAATGGTGTGCCATCAAGACGTTCGCCCTTTTCATGAACAAATGTACTTTCAATGATTTCAATGACATATTCAGCGTCGGAAGGATTAAAATCATAAACACCCGATGCAACATCATCTTTAAAACGCTGGCAACCTTGAATAAGCTCTTTGCCAGCTAATTTTCGCCCTTCTACAATGCTGTCGGCATACTCCATGACTATATTGTAGTTCGGAAACTGTTCAATCACTTATTTCCTCTTACTCAATAAGCTTTGTAATTTGGATTCCTTCGGTTTATCAACCGTCACAGTATCAAGGGATTTAGGATTCAGGCATAGACGGTCAGAGTATGCCAGAATATCCTTTCGCAACGTTTCGAGAGACGCAAGAATCGGGCTTTTTTTTGCGCCTCCCTGGTCTGTACTTACCTCGTACTGGTAACCACCGTCCTCGAACTCTTTGGTCAGCGTGTTATACTGAAAAACCAGTTCCGCATAGATGTCAATTATCCTATTGTACTGCGGTTTATGAACACCAAGTGCTTTCATATCCGCAACAGTCGCCCGCTTGATCGTCTCCTTTGTCGGTGCCTTCGCCACATGCCTTCACCTCCCATTTACTGTAATTTATTGATCCAAAAAAAGTTTTTCGGGACTCGCACTATTGGAAAAGGCTCCCTTGCCCGGTCCCCAGATAAAATTTTAAAAAAAAATAAAAAGGGGGGGCTTTCTAAAAAAAATATATTTTTCAAAAAAATAATTTCAAATTTATTTGCTCAGTCCGCTTAGAGAAAATACATTGCCTTGCTCTCTGTCGAAATGTTCCCTTACTCTCCCTTGCCATGCTTTGCCTAGCTCTGTAAGCTCATGCGATTGTCTATCATGCATGGCGTTGTGCTGCCTGTCTGATAGTGATACTAAGTTCCAATCCTTTAGCGCAAGCTCTGGGTAATGCTCCAGCGGATAGATGTGATGTACCGTGACAGCCGATTCAGATTTTCCAAACCTTTTGCTTTCTTGGCACATGTATTTATCACGCCGCAGGATAGCAGCACGCTTTCGCTTCCAACGTTTTGATTTATAGAATGGGTTGGTCATGCTTCTATCTCCTTTGAATTGATACGCATAATAATGCGCATAATGTATTGACGCGCATGATAACACGTGTTATAATAAGAGTATAGAAAGGAGGTAAGCGATGCCGAAACAAATAACAGTAAGAGAGTTAGTCAAACGGTTGAGAAGAGAAGGGTTTAGGCCTTCACCTTCACACACTGGCGGCGGTAGTCATAAGCGGTGGAAACATAAAGATGATCCAACACGCTATGCGGATATCAGTTTCCACAATGAAGGAGCCACCATACCGATTGGTACACTCAAGAGCATCGAGAAGACAACAGGGGTTATCTTTTAACCCCTGCGCTTCTCCCTAAACGCTTACCTCCAGTAAGGATCATAAGCAGGTGAATTTTTCACCCCAATTATTGAAGCATATGCTTCAAAAAAGTTTAGTCTATACTTGAACCATATGGTTCAAAAAAATTTAGTCTTTAATTGAGACATATGTCTCAAAAACAAAAGGAGTGAGATAAATTGAAAAACACCTATGTTTATCCTGCTGTCATTGAAAAAGCAGATGATGGTATAGGACTGTACTTCCCGGATATTCCCGGAACGGCCGTTCTTGCCCCTGATATTCCAACGGCTGTTGTTGATGCTAAAAACATGTTAGTTGATCGTATACTGGAACTTGAAGATAATAATATGGCAATTCCGTCTCCGTCTGATCCGGCCAGCATTGAGTTAAACGATGCCAGTGACCGGATTGTATACGTTGAAGTTTTCTTGCCTCCATACCGGGATGCAGCAATGAATAAATCTGTGACCATCAATTGCACTGCGCCTCAGTGGCTTCGTGATGCCGGGAAGGATGCTGGTTTGAATTTCTCCCAGCTGCTTCAAAGCTCCGTAAAAGATGCTTTGGGCATTAAGCAAAAGTAACTACAGAGTGAAATAAAATGAATTAAGGCGTCCATTGCGGGTGCCTTTTTCTGCATCCCATCCTGGAAAGTTACTATAATAGCTCTGCTGCAAGCTGCTTGAGCACTGGTGGTGTGGCAATGAGTTTACCTTTTGACTTGTTACCATGAATGTAGGCTTTATCCTCTCGGGCATAATAGACAACGCCTTGGCCCTCAATTACCGGAAAGCCGCTTTCATCGTCAGTCAGCGAAGTTTGTACATGCTTGCCGTGCTGTGCTGCGTGCTCCTCATCGTGCAAGTGAAGGATACCGTCAGAACTGAGAAATGCGAAACGTGGTTTTACAGACATATTATTTTCCTCCATGTGTGCATAACAAAAAGGACGCGGTTACCCTACGCCCCTCATGTCTGCTTATGTTATTAAACTATTAGTGGGTACCAAAAAATAGTTTCTACCTATAGGTGGCAGTTGGGGGACAAAAATAAGCTTTCTGACACCGCTTGAGCAACTTTTTTTTGTGCCCTCTCCACATACTCGGTTACGCTATCCCTTGTAATATCCAAAAACTCTGCTATCTGACTCCGGCTGAAACATTGTCCATGAGCCATAGTGTAGCATTCGCGCTCGCGTGGACTGAGCGTAGATAATGCGTCCTCTATCTGGAACAACTGCCACTCAGATAGATTCGCCGGACTCCCCGCATGATTGCGTTGTACATATGCCTGCATTCTTAGTGGATCTACCGGACGTTCTCGCTGATAAGCAGCCATCCGTTCAGCTCCACGTTTATTCCCTGGTCTTCTTCCTGTATTTAGCCATTCCTCCACATACTCACAATCCGATATCATACCTGAAATAACTTTCTTATCATCAGCATCCGCTTTAGCGTACAGTCTTCTGGCAATGTTTAGGGACTTGTGATAGTTAAGAGATGTAGCAGCGCCCAGGTCAACAATATTTATATCTTGCATATTCTTAATTCTCAGCCCCATGATCTAATCCCCTTTGTGATATAATGGGTGTGAGAAATGAAGTAACAGGCCCCCGTGCTCCCTGTCAAGGTTGCGGGGGCTTTGTTGTGTTCATCCTTCATATTTTTGTAGCAGCTCCATGTATTTATCATGCCACATCCTCGCCGTGGCTTTATGATCCTCTATAAGCTCGTCTGACTTCCTAATAGTGTCGGTTAAAGCAGAAGAAGACTCCCGCATGATAATCTTCATCCGGTCTATCTCTTCAATTAGCATACCAGCCGCACTTTTCCAGTATGAAAACTTTCCTCCTTCAAGTTCCCTCCGAATTTGCTCAATGTCTACCTTCGGAGGACCAGGCATTTTAACAAGCTGTTTGAATTTAGGCAATATTAATCCTCCCTTAGTGGGTGTAGGTCCTACACCCTGTATTGGTTTAATCATCATAAGTGTCGAGTTAAAACTTCGTCTCTCATATTGTCTACAACTTCATTTAACATATTGTTCACCTCAATTAAATCTGGTAAAATTAAATTCAAAAAATTAGGAGAATAATATGAACTTTTTAACAGTACTTCTTATGTGTATTCCGCTTTATGCTGCATTCAGAGCTTTTACAATCACTCGTGATCCAGAAGCAAAAAAAAGAATCCCAAAAACGACACTAAAAGCTCTAACTTTTTTTGCTTATTTTATATTTATCGTTTTGGGATTTTTTATAATTACAGAAGGTGTAGAATACCTCTCTCAGTTATAATTGAATTGGTAGTTGCAAGTAGTTTTATAAATCTGAAGTGATTTAGAGTACGGGGGTAAAGGCTGTTATGCCTCATCCCTCGAAACACTTTGAATTGTCCTATTCATGCTCAGGATTGCTAAATTCTGTTTCGTAATCATCCATGATGACTTTTGACCCATGCGTGTATAGCTTAAACAAAGTCGCCTCAAGGCCATACAAACCGCCCATGATCGTTTTTTTGTCGAACGACTTATCGGCAATTTCTACACTGTTGATGTAGCCTTCTTTATCAAGGACAAGGCGATATTTACAATTGTATTGGGACTTATCTGGCTCCGGATCAAAATAGATGAACGACAGAACCCGTCTATCAGCATCAACATGAACTGTGATCTCTTGAACTTCCTCGTAATCTAGTTCATTCAACTCGCATTCATCTTCAACCATTTCTTTAATAAGCTCAGAAAAATTGACTTCTTCTCTTTTGGTTCCAAGCAATTCTTGAAGATTTTCTTGCATCTTGGCAACGCCGACACTGTGAATGGATTTTTCAACTTCGCTTTTTATCACGTCTAGAATTATATGGTTGTAAGATGGGATATCGAGGTTCTCCAAATTAATCTGAAGTTGATTGCGTACTGCTTCCTTCAACCCTTTTCCGAAGTCACTCCAACTACGCAAGGAATCTTCGACAACATCCTTAATAGTTTCTTCTAGTTGCTTCCTAATGACTTTTTCTACGTAGCCTTCTTCGTTTTATGCTGCCAATTGGTTATTAATGATTAAGTTCATATCCATTTGTATGTCCTCTCTGCCCTTGGGGGCGGTCTATTCGATCCAGCGGTCACGTTTCGTCTTTTCCATCCAGTCTTTTTGAAGATTGTCTATGTTAAACACGTAATGTCTACGGCCCAGCACGTAAGATACAAAACTGCCCGTGCTGCGTTCGTAAAAACATCCGTTCAAAAGCTGCCCATCCATCCCTTTTCGCAAATCCGGTGTTTCCTGTACAATCTCAGCAGAATAAAAGTTAAATTCCAGTTGCGTCATACCGTCTCCAAGCCGTTCAACTGCTCTTTAGTACGGAAGTAGAAGGGGGCATATCGGTATTCGGATCGGTGTTTTGGATTGTACATGTATGCTACGGGTGTTTCATTTTCCGCTACTGGGCAGTTCATGGTTACGCAGCTCGTACGAGTAAGCAATATCCCTCCAGCTGGGGGCAGCCCATTGTGCCATTTGCCCCGCTGTGCGTCCTTATCCGGTATCAGCACAGGCATGTTTAATTGTCTGACTTCATCGCGGCTTAACCAGCCGTTTGCATTCGGCATATATTCTCACTTCCTTGGTAGAGGGGCAGCCTTAGCCGCCCCAAGGATGTATTAAGCAATGATAGTTACAAAACCGGATTTAATCTCGTCCTCCAGCTCGGCATAAAGATGCTCCTTAATGCTTGCCATAGCTTGTAACTTCCACGCGCCTCCATCTGCTTCAAATAGGGCTGCGCGGGGTCCAGATTGCAAACGGAACACAAAGCTGCATTCTGGCTGAGGAATATCAATAAACGTTCTGTACGGTTTCAGTTTAACGGGATTAGGAACCGTTACCTTTTCAAGACTGGCGACCCCGCTTTTGGCTGTTACCTGTTGCGATACCCCATCGTCTGCGTAGGTATTTCCAGACTCTTCTTTAACGTTTCCTACTAACTTCAATACAGCAGCCCGATCAAGGTTTTCCACAAAGCAAGCTTGTAATTGGACATTGAAACTCTCTACATCCATGTACCTTTCAAAATTAATATCTGGTAAAACCGCAGATGCTTGAAGCATCACATTACGCCGCTTATCCCGGTTAAAAGCACTCAGCACCCGTACATCAGTCTCGCTGACCACATGAACCAATACAGGCTCCAATTTGTCGTAGTTGTCCATCAGGTATGTTACCAAGGCGGACAGCGTATTTACCTTGAGCGTGCTTGTTACTGGCTCCTGTACCAACTCCAGCGAACCCGTAGTGTAAATCTGACCGCCTACTTCCTTGACCTCTTTATTCGCCAGAGCTGCGATGTACTGCATTGCTTCCTTAATCATTTATAATTCCTCCTAAAATTTGTTTTTTTATTTGAAGACGACAACATTGCCTGTACCGGATTTTATTTCCCCGGTATCCTGGTCAATTGTTTCCCCAGTTCCAGTACGTACGGTACCTTCATTGTCAAAAAACGTCTGATCCTCATCACCGAAAAGCAATTCCTGCGCCACAACATTTCCAGCATTGTCGGTACCCATGATAAAGGTGGTCTCCAATGGGTTATCTGGAGCTATGGTTGACTTAGTGGTAACATTGGTATTAATTTTTTTCCGTTTTGCATCCGGTTTAAGGTTTACCGTTATTGTGATGCTGCGTGCAGCCGTTGCGGACGTATTGGGATCGTCAATATTCCTCATGACCCGATCCCATTCTTTATTGAATTTTTCCTGCACGCCACCTTGTACCAGCCTGCTCAGTTCAATACGGTTTTGCATGTAAACAACCTCCAAATAATAAATTTATAAGTACATACGTTTGGTATAACGGCTGTGGAGGGCTGCGGCCTCTGTCCATAACTGAGTCCTATTCCACAATCAAAACGTCAGGACGTATTTTGATGTAGCCCCATCGTATCTGGTCCAAAGCGATAATAATTACTTCCTGCCAACTATCCCGCTTAAAGTGCTTCCGAATCTGTTCTACGCTTTTGCCTTGTCTCCACATATCACGAAACTTTTTCAAATCGTCTGCGGACCAAATAAAGTTCAATTCCTCGCACGCAACATAAATTTTCCTAGTCTGTTTTCCCTGTTGTTCCAGACGCTTGTCCCAATCTTCTGGCGTGTATATCCTTTTTCCCAAATCCGGCACCTCCGATCCGCCTTAATAACTCCACTTCGGCATATGCCCGAATGTCATAATCCAATCGTTCGTCATGAAGCATTTCACGCAACCGGGAAACAGATTGTTTTTCCATATATGCTGTTGGTGTCACCGCTGTTCCCCCTTGCCTGATTGCATACGTTCAGCTAGCCGTAGCAATTCCTCGTATTCTTCTTGGGATACGTCTTGCTCATCCCCTGGCTCTGGAGACTTAACAATATCAATAGGCTGCTTACCGCTCCTACCACCGCCTTTGTTCGGTGGCTTCTCCTTGGTCCAAGGTTCGTCTATACCCTCAGCCTTCCAATTTTTTAGAATGCCGTTGACATATGACATACTGCGTTTTCCGGCAACTACGGCTTTTTTCATAGCTTCACATAGCCAGCGGTTACCATAGTCCTTTTCTAAGATTGCTATTTCATCGGCTATAAGAGGGCTGATTGTTCCAAAGCCTTCATTTTCAAATAATCTAAAAGGGTTATTCTCAATTTCAGGAAGACTACTACCAGAAATCTGTTCTGTTCCGTTCTCTTCCCTTCCCTTCTGTTCAGTTCTGTTCTCTTCTCTTCTGTTCTCTTCTAGAGGAATATTTGGGAAATTCCCGGAACTACCGGGAAAGTCCAAAGGAGGGTCAGGAAATTTTGAGCGTGTCCGTTTATGCAATCCTTGTTGATGTGCTTCAAAATTGACCACTTGAACCACCTTTTGACCGTCAGCTTCATACCATTCAATAAGGCCAGCAGACTGCAAACGGTGCAAAGACTCTTTCACATCAGAAACCAGCTTGTCCAACATAGGAACCACCAGCGCTTTAACTTTAGCTGGCGATCCTGCTAAACGTCCAAAATCATCTGTATGAGGAATCATCCATGTGAACAGCAACATATCAAATATGTCCGGCAGTTCATTAACTTTTTCTGAAATGGATATAACCTTAGATATCATCCTTTTTTCAGCCATCCCTAACGCTTCCCTTCGATTCTGGATTATTCTTAGAAGTTCCGGGAAGTTCCGGGAAGTTCCTGACATAATGGTCCAACACTGCGTTAATAGCTGCCGCCATAAAACGCCTTGATCGTATACCATCCTGCGTACCGTCCAACCAACGATGGCAGGGAATGCAGACATGGATAAGGTCAGTGACCTTCGTTTTTTCATCAATATGACCCCGCCCGGTCAAATGCGCCCTTTCCTCTGCCCAAGCTTTACCACAAAGCTCACATAATCCAGCAGAACGTTCTTTTAACTGCTGATCTACTGTATTGCTTATGTCGCCTTTCTGGCGTTGCGTATGCCTGATACGTTTACTGCTGGTTTGCTGCTTTTTACTGTACGGTTGAAAAGGTAAAGTCACGAACCACCACCCCCTATATGCATATCAACACGGAGCCTCAAGCGCAGTTCATACAGGTATTCAGCCAACGATTTAAATTCGTTCTTCCATAAATGCATCCGCTCGAAATCTTCCGCTTCGGTATCCCGTATATCCAACACAGCCAGTTCTGCCGCAACCTTTTTGTTCCTCTCGGTTGTATCTCGCATGGTTTCGGCATAAACTCGCTTTCGCAAATTATAGGTTTGCATATGCCTTCCGCTCATATAGGCGGATACTCGCCCCATTAACGTATGAGCCTGCGTCAGCAATTCAACCTTTCGCACCAATGCACCCGGTGAATCGTCAGTGAACGACTCTGCTGTATCCCGAAGACGCTGTATGTCATGGATGTACTGTTTGATTTCCTTAATGTCCATGCGTGAGACTCCTATTTTCAAAAAATTAAATGTGTGCTATAATCCCGTTAATTGTTTATTCATGCAATCGTGTTGGTAGCACGATTATGGGTCTGTTCATAATTGAGCAGATCCTTTTTTCATTTCCCGTTCTAAACGAAATAGCTTTCCGCTAAGAACATGCCACTCCTTTTTATACTCGATCGGGTTAATCCCCAATGAAATAGCTTCTAGTTTCTTATAGTTCAATTCCCGCATTCGTTTACGTATCTGCTTGCATTCCGTCTGTTTGTCCAACTCCGCTACCTCTTCTCCTGTTAAATGCAATAACGACATGTCCAGGCGAACCGCATCACTAAGCAAACTGTTTATGAAGTAAGCGCCCTCGAAGATTGTTCCGCCCGGTACCTCTAGGTAACTTCGCAAGCCGGAATTGTCTATTACTGGTATTAAGCGTGTTTCCAAGTTGAATCCCCTCTCTCTGGCGTAAAGCCGTTTCAAGATCTGTTATTGCTTCATCAAAGTAATCTGTTTGCAGAACTGCACGCATCGCGCACAGCTTACACAGCCGTTTCCACAACATACGTCGCTCAGCTAATCTTTCAGGTGTCAATGTTCATACTCCTTTCAGGTCAGTGTCCCGATGGACAGTTCTTTTACAACGGTTGTGTATATCTCTTTTAACTTTGGATCTGCCTCGATCACATCAAGGCGGTTCGTTTCAGATATCTTGGTCTTGGTTGCACCTGACTCGCGCAACCGATCATGGAGGTTACGAAGTCGGCGGTTAAGGTCGCATTTAGCCCGACTCTCCAGCATTTCATAACTCCGCTTTCGCAAATCCCGAAATACTCCGCCTGACCGCCTAGCAGCTCCATTAAGCATCCCGTTTAGCTTGTCTCTCCAATCGTCGTCACGCTGCAAGATTGTTTCCTGTATTACAGCTACCCTTTGGTCTGTTGCGTCCTGGCGCTGCATAATGGCTTGTTGCTGCTGCTCCTGCTGAATCAATAGCTGGAGTATCGGACTTAGTTGGGATGTGTCTACGGCTGTGGTCTGTATCTTCTCACGCATCCGGTGGAACTCGGTAATGTATCTTTCCTTAAATTCCATAGCCTTTGGGCCAGTGTAGCCCATGACCAACATCGTGAAGCCTTGCTCTGTCATAAGGTATTTTGGAGTTGGTCGGCCTTGCCCGTTTGTATAATCTGACTGCACGAAATGGTGCAGTCGAAAATCATCACTGCAAGGTAACTCTCTGATATCTTGCATTACTCTGCGATGCTCTTTGCCAAATGCTTCAGCTACAGTAAGGCTATCTGTTACGGCTTGTCCTTTTTGGATAAATACCAATTGGATCATAAAACTACTCCTTCCGATTAAATTCATAGCGATTCTTCACAGTACGTTGTTACATCATTCCAGTACACTGTTTCTGAGCGGCAATCCATCACTTTGGTGTTTTGTTCAATTTGATTGTTCCTTGTCTTCCAACCATTTATCTAGTGCAATCTGGCGAAAGTGAATTAACGTTCGATTTCGAATGAAAGGAATCTCACGGTCTTTGACCATGCGCCGTAACGTAGAATCCGAAACTTTCAGATACCTGCAAGCCCCAGCAAAGTCGAACACATTGGCATATAGCAGTCGTTCGATGTCTGGTTTAAGTTCGGAAAGAATCTGGTCTCTCAGTTCCTGCTTGATCTCCACTCGTAGAGCCTCAATGAAATCTGTGGTTGACGGCATTCAAGCACCTACTTAATCGTCAATTAAATTGACGTTGAATTTAAAAAAATAAGTAATTTAAAACAACACCTTGCGTCAATATAATTGACGGTGTATAATAGCCATTAACGGGTTATTAATTAGATTGAGCCTGCTGGCTCAATCTCAACTTCTGCTAAGTCAGGAAATAGTTCTTCAGCAGTGGTCTTCAAATACTTTACCAACTTGAAAAGTAGTTTAGCATCTGGGTTAGCTCTGCCAGCTTCAATATGTCGGATGTGATTTTCTGTCACACCCACAGCATTAGCAACTTCCCGTTGAGTCAAGTTGAAAAATTTTCGACGATTCTTGAAAGCCATACGTTTAACAGGAGTATCATGTTTCATTTAGCTCACCACCTTCCTGAATGACGTTTATTTAATTGACGTACACCCAATATATCACGTCAATTAAATTGGCGCAACACATTTTAATATTTTTTTTGACATGGAGTGTGTAAATGTGAATGAACAAGAGAAAAAAACAATGGGGCAACGGATTAGAACTGAAAGAGAACTCAAGGGTTGGTCTCAAGAAAAACTAGGTGAAATACTAGGGATGAACAGAACTAACATTTCAAACTATGAGTCGGGAAGAACCATTCCACCTGGCAACGTTGTAAAAGATATGGCCAATTTATTTGGGATCAACTCTGATTATATTTTGGTAAATTCGGATGTTCGAAGGTTTATAGACTTGGAAGTTGAAATGAAGGGTCAGTCTGGTTTATATGCAAATCCTGATGTGGAAACTATAGCAGCCCATCATGATGGAGAAGACTGGACGGAAGAAGAACTTCAGGACATTGAGGAATTTAAAGAATTAGTAAAACTAAGAAGGCAGCTTAGGAAGAACAAGGAGTGACATGATGGTATCCTACAACTATGAAACTCTATCCGCCAAGGCTCGTGAATCGAACGTTGAGATTGTCGAGAAGCAATTACGGGGCCGAAACAAAGGTTTCTATTCCGACGGGTTGATTCTCATAGACACACGAATTTCGACTATTATCGAAAAAGCTTGCATACTTTCAGAAGAGCTTGGGCACCATCACACGAGTTTCGGCGATATTCTTGATCAAAACATCATACATAAACGAAAACAAGAACTTCGCGCCAGACAATGGGCGTACCAATGCCTGATACCTCTTAATGGCATCATTCAAGCCCATCATGCCCGAATATCAGGCCGCTATGATCTGGCAGAATACCTGGGGGTAACAGAAGAGTTTCTTCAGGCTGCAATCGATCGATATACTGAAAAATTTGGTTTATCGGTTCAAGCTGATGAAAGGCATATAATCTATTTTGACCCGTTAGGTGTCGTAGAGTTAAAAGTGTGACCTTCGCAATCTCGTCGTTGCGATGCGGTTTTTCACGCCCAAAAATAGAACATATGTTCCCTAAAAGGAGGTGATTTAGATGTGAATGGAAATGGTTGGTGTTTAATAAATAGCAGAAAGGAAGAAGAACATGGCATGGACAGAACACTTAGGGGGCAACAAGTACAAATTAGTTGCCCGTGATCCATCGAAAGTAAATAAACCCAAACGGTCCATTTCCGTTGAGGTACCCAAAGAGATTGTTAAATCAGAGAGGAAAACAAAGCAGTGGCTCACATTGGAATTAGCGAAATGGGCTGCAAAGGTTGAAGCTGGTAAAGCGAACAAGTCTGAGAAAGTCAAATTCATGGATTTTGTACCGATCTGGAAAAAAGGTTACGCTGAAAAAAACATGGGGAAATACACTCTTAAAACTAACATGTGGTACATTGAATCTTTCTTGCTGCCTGAGTTTGGCAACGTGGGAATTGAAAGAATCACCACATTGCAACTAGTGACGTTTTTTGCAGATTTGAAGCGTCAAGATGGCAAGGAATATGCAACAAATACAAAGCTAAATATCTATAAGGCAGCTAAGTCCATCTTCGACGCAGCATTTACATGGGAAGTGATTACTAAAAATCCTATTGACGGTGTTCAACGCCCCCGAGCGGGAAAGAAAGAAAAGAAGGCAATGCGTAGCGTGAAGAAGTCGTACAGCACTACTGAGGTTGGGACGCTTCTAGCAGCCCTATACAGCCTTCCTGACAGATGGAGGTTATATTTCACCGGGTCTATGCTTGGAGGCTTTAGACGGGGCGAACTGTTGGCTATAGAGTGGCCTGACGTAAGCTATGGCAACCAAGCGATTTGGATTGATAAACAGATAACCTTTAACGAGTTGGGTGAAAAAATCGAAGGTGAGGTTAAGACAGAGGAAAGTGAGGGGTGGATTGCAATGCCAAAATGGTATATGGACCAGCTAAAAGATTTTGAAAAAGAGTGGAAAAAAGAAGCGGCGCGCTGCAAAGATTGGAAAGGTGAAAACAAACAATATGTATTCCATAGTGGGCAGGGCATGATGTACTACCCCACAACCCCTACTGTTACCTGGCGAAAGTTTCTCAAAAAGCATAATCTGCCGCATGTAAAACTACATGGTTTACGTCATACCGCTGGTATGCTGCTACGGGAAAATGGCGTGGATTTGAAAACAATACAAGAACGATTAAGACATACCAAAATCGGAACTACAGCAGACATCTATACACACGCATCCGACATTATTAGTCGAGCAGCAGCAGACCGATTAGAATCGTTTGATCCAAACAAATGA